CTTGAATCTGATCGAAGGCAACTAATTTAGCTACTTCCTTCTGTTACACCTGCTCTGACAGCGTTGGGACCTCTCTCACCACCGGGAAAGCCCATGAATGTGGCAGTGAGAAGCTGGGAACTACCCCCAGCACCAAGAGGCTGACGACTACAGATGCGTGACTACTATGATACTTTACGCCGCTCCATCCGGAACACTAGGTTGTGGTTGCGTCGCTACTTCTCTCACACAACAACACCCTCTAGAGGTGTCCGATGTATTAGTAGGAGAAGAAGGTTGCGCGGAACACGGCCAACCCAGGCACGTCCGAAGACCCAAACAACAACAATCGTACTGCCAAATAATAACCTATGGTCAGTCACATTCGCCTACACGCAGGTGGGGATCGCCCTTGACGTGTTGCTACTCCAGTCATCTCCATTCCGCACTCTTTCGAGCTACCGCAGGAGACCCGCCTCTCAAGATGGTGCTGTAACCACTCCGAGGTAGATTGTGTTGTCCCAGTCACGTGCTTCTCGTATTTCCAAGACGAGGAATAGTTAGGGATATGTGTATCGCCGAGTGGTTAGCCGTTCATCACGGCATAGCATCGGGTTAGTGGAAGATCAGTCTTTTAACCGATCAGATTTGCTGCTAGAAAGTTTCAGCCGTGTGTGCAGCACACACTGGCTTGCAGAGTCCCGTAGCGACTCGTTACAACTTCTTTAACACGGGGAACAAGTTTGGTAGACCACGTTTAACGACACTCCCAAGGGTGTCAACCAAACTTTCGAATAATGGCTTGTCATTTTCCAATTCCTGAACCTCACCCTGCATTTTACCGCAGGCACAAGCGGGCATACCTTTCACACGCGAAAAGGACATCGACCTTATCGATCTTATCTGACAAGGTGGTATCCTGACCGCCCCAAAGTAGGTGGCGCCAGAGAGAGGGCTGTTCAGTGAACCCTGGTGGGCTTCACTCACAGCGGACATGCCAAACATGTCACTGCCGATGAAACATAAAGGATCAGAGCGACGCGCATTGATGGTTGTAGCCATCGCAAGCGGATCATCCTGTCCAGCGCCAGCACCGAAGGCCAGCGTTCCACTCTTCAGCTCAATCTCATAATTGACGCAGACCTGGAGCATGTGGTTCGCTCCAGTATCACCTGACTTCTGCGAAGCAAAGGCATACATCACACCTGGACTCGTGGCATTGTAATCAGCATCTGTGTAATTGACCTGAGTCTTATCCACATTACTGAATTCCACGCAAGAATTGTCCGTAGGCGCATATGTAGTCGTCACTCCCGGAGACTTCGGGTTGTAGATCGGTGCCCATACTGAACCAGGTCGGTTCTGCAAATAGGCAAAGCTCATGTTGGAAGCCGACAAAGCTGCCGAATTGAAGTAGTTAGGTGGCAAAGAACCACAAACATACGTTCCATCCGCATCTTCGAATCCAACGGCGGGCTGCAAATTCAATGCAGCGCTAACAACTCTCACCTTCGAAGCGTATGCATCGAAGAAATCAAACAGGTCTTGCGCATCAATGAAGTTGTGCCCTGTTGCAATTGTCTCGCCCAACAACTGATTAACGGTCGACGCGTCTCCACAGGTCCACCCCAGAGATGCGCCTTCGGCGCCATATCCTTGTGGTACCCAGAATCCGGGGTTGGCCGCTGCCGTGTTGTTTGAAGCGCCGTTGTACCCCATCATGAAGCCACAAACTCCTTGGTCGTTAGCCAATAAGAGTTGCCTTCTGACGTATTGCAACGTAACGGTTCTCGGACTTTGACCATCCGGAATCCGCACTCCAGCAACAGCAACGGGATCACGTTGTGTAGCGAGGTAAGAATTGTGAGACTGCATCCATTCGGAAGAGAACCCACCATTGGAAGCCACCGCGTTAGAAGCCAACAACGGTACAGCTTCAGAACCCGCCAGCTTCGAAGTCACCTTCTTAGGAGCGGGGGTGGCCACCACCTTGGATGTGGTGACCTTTGTGTTCGGAAGAACAGCAACCTGCTTCGATTTGACAGCAGGAGCCATGTTACGCTTATTAGCCGCAGACATGACTATCGTTTGAGCGCCCCCCAGGTTGTCCCGACTGGTGACGCTCCGCTCGCTTTGGACTTGCGAGCCTAGACAAACGATATGAGATCACGGAACTCGGCGTCATAGCTAGTGACGCCGGCTGGTTCTAGTGCCGTGCTGAACTTCCAATCACGAAGATAGGCCTCCACCTCTGATTGTCGAGTTGGAGTGATGCCGAAAGCTTTCGCAAAGGATTGTCTTGCCTGATTTGTTATCTCAAGCTCCTTCGCCTTCTCGACACCCTTTAAGAAACGATGCTCGTAAGCCAGCTGTGTTACGGATTGCAGCTTGCCACCATTTGCATTACGCACCAAAGCGGATGCGTATTCCTGGAGAATAGGAACCCCAGCGTTAAGTGCAAGTTCACACTTACCCGTTGAGTAGCAATGGTCAAGACGGATTGATTTGTCTGATCCACCATATAGGACAGTTGTTCCACGTGACAACACTCGCCAAGGAGCACGGACCATCCTCCACTTAGCACCATCAAATATCGGACGGCACTGGCAGAAAATAATCTCCTCGATCTCGGTTGCGCGATTCTCGAGTTTAAGATCAAACCCAAGTTCCGAAAAGAAATTACCAATCATAGCCTGCACACGTGCTTCGAAATCAGGAGCCATGAATAGGAGACAATCATCTCCGTCATCATAGACATCGAAACCCGCAACAGGAATGCGAAGATAGAAAATCATGAAGGCGATTAACATGGCGTACATGTCAAGCGAGTTACCAAAAGACGTGATACTCTCGCCTGATTTCCGACCAAGCTCTCCTTCTGCCTGAAGTCCTAGCTTCGTTTTGATAATGTCTCTTAAGAAGTACACGGTGTTCTTAATGACACCCCAATCGCACTCCTTCCCCCTCACATTCTCGTCAATGAATCGCATCTCAGTCACCTGTTGAACGGCACGACTAAGATGCATATCGTAACGGCTGCCGTCTAGAGACACGACAACACATGCACCATAGCGTTCCTTGATCGCATTGAACTTGGACGCAATGACTTCACCACGCCTTACAGAATCGTGAAACTTGGCGAACTGGTATCCTTTTGGCAACTGATACCCGTCCCCTTTATAGTTAAACAATACATGTTCAGCTGGATGAACGTAAGAAAGAAAAGACAACGTGAAACGCGGCGACCTATACATGATCATACGAGGATCGGGGTTCACTTTCGCTTTAGGATCAAGCTTCTCTCTTTTAGTGAATCCTTGGATCAACCCATCTTTTCGCGACAACGGCCTGATCGCCAATGACGCGGATGCTTTTCGATACCGACGTTTCTTTATCCCTTTTGCAACTTCAATGCAGTGTTCAAATGACCACCGCATCGAGTGCCTCACACATGCCAGTATAAGGTCCATCGCTCGTTGTAGCATCAAAAAGGCAATACCTCCGACGATAGGTAGGACGCTCGGAGACAAGACTCGATTTGACATAGCCACAATTTCATTGCAAAGACACTGACAGTGTGCAAAGGGGGTGTACACCTCTGGAATTTTCGGAAGTGCATAAGTATAGGCGTACTGAACCCTATGCACCACCCTGCCCGCTGCGCCCGCCCAGGTCGGCTTCGTAATCTCCCCTGAGATGTTTGGTTTCAACACCTTTGGGTATGCACAGTGGAGATTACCCCTGGTCGGGCGTTCCTATTTGAACTTATCCCGCCATGCAGCATACGCCGCATAGCGTTGTCCCGCATCAATTGGAGCTTGCGGAATCTTCCAAAGAGCTAACAGTTCATGTTCAAAGAATGGCATGCCGTACTGGTAGAGAAAGAACCTCTCCATCTCCGACATATTCATCACGTCCATTAACGCGTGATTGAAGATATCAATGAATAAAACATTGTCAGGCGTCTTCGTCCAATTCGCAACTGAATGCGAGAAGGCTTGCTGGCATTGGATCAGGGTCAGTGCCCCCAAAGGGTTAAACGCCAGCTGCCTCCGGATTGATGCCCGTGTTGCTGATAGCACACGCAAAACCCATGTTCTTCGCATATGGTTTGGCATCGTAGTCCAATAGACAGGCCTCATCGCCGGGTCTCCCGTTAAAAAGACACGCGCCGTGGCGGTCTCCGGGTTTTGTGCGATGATTTGGTTGATGCCAATCTTGTATACGTCCCTGTAACGCGCATCGTCAGGATCCAACTCAAAGTATCTTGAACGATGTGTATAGAGTGCATAGGCCAGGAACGCAAGCCACTGTACAAGCTGGACTATTAAAACAATCCAACCGTAAGGTAGGGCTACAGCAGCGTTGAGACCAAACGCAAAACTAAAGACGAATACATTAGCAAAGATCAACCAGAACGCGCCAGACACGACAGTGGCCCTGAGACGAGTCATCCTCACTCCTTCAAACTTATCGTTGAGGTACCATACCGTCAACCAAAAGATGAGAGGAGCAAGACCGCCAACTACGGCGAGAAATATCGATATGATTCCGAATAACGAAAACGTTACTGGGTCACTTTGCGCTGCCACAAGATCAAACTGGAAAGTTAACACCAGAATAGTGAGAGCAAAGTTTCCCATTGGACCGAACCAACCGACACGAATTACCCTGCGTCGTGGGACACCCGCATTGACGTGCGAGTTGAGACCAAACAGATTTTCCAAAACTACTCTCGCTTCAATGAAGTGATCGAGTGCCCATTCGTCTGCTTGGCCTTGTATCCTGTTCCAAAGAGCAGCATTGTTATAAACGAGCCGTAACGCATCGTCGATAGCAAGGTTACCCCAAATCAGGATAGGTTGTACATACTTTAAGTGCGCCAACAACGGACAACAACGATAAATTAGCTCTCGTTGTGTCCCGATGACAAGATCGTCACCGACCCAATATGCTTCACGGGTGAAGGCAATGTGATGTAGCATGTACATATGTGTGTACGCCAGTCCCTCACATAAATAGATCCAGGGGATACTCACTGTACGCACGAAGTTGCGGTGCAGTCGGATCGACGTTCCACTTAAGAAATCGTAAACCCAACCAACCGGCACTTGTGGAGCTTGTGGTGTGAGCGTCACCCCAGTCGTCACTATGGGACTGGCGGACGGGCCACCCTCGCTTGGACGAGGGGGCCCACGACGTGCACGTCTTCTACGGTCGACGCCCTCCCTCTCGGGTAGGACTGACGCCGGCTGACTGGCACGCCAGGAACTCGGGGAACAGCTCCAGACAAGGGAACCAACCTTGACCAGAACATATGAATACAGAGTTCT